GTTTAGCGAACCTGTCAGATTTACATATAGTGAGTGACCGAATGTTCCACCGAGATCGGTTTGTGTAACATCAAAGTCATTATAGTTGCCTGTCACCAGAATAGTTTGTGACGCATTTGGTGATAGCGCATCCATGTTTACTGTGTTATTGTTGCCGTTGAACTCCATCGAGTTACGGATATTAGCACCCGAACCACGGAAAACAAACGAGTTGTTGTTACCAGTAAACTTGGCATTCATGTCGAGTTGATTACATGAGGAGTCAGTAACTTCAGTTCCACAACGGATAGTAGCAGTGTTCAAATCGCCAATTTGACGAATTGTTACATCGGCGATTCCTTGTGCTCCTGTATCGGATACGACACCCATATAAAGCTGGTTTCCATTGCCTGTTTGTATTGCGATAACGCTCTGGTTATCACCACGTAGGTAAATAGGATCAATAGAAGAACCGATAACGTTAGCAGTACCAGTTTGAACGATGTTAACATCTACGTTACCCCCTTCTTGATCGATATATACCTTATTTGTTGTTGCAACAGTATTCGCCTCTGTTTCGTTTGGTGAAGTTGTTACGATTGCTGGAGGAGTTGGTGCTGTTGGCAGCACGGTTTGTGCAATCACAGATGTTCCATAACAAAGAGCAGCGCCAACTAATAAAAACTTACTTAGTTTCATTTGTTGTTTCCTTTTGTTTGAATCTCCATAGATTCTTAGTTTCACCATCCTTGATCAACTCAACAACGGCCGTTTCTATGGCTGAACGGATCGCATAACTACCTGCTTCATTACTTGTTTGTTGTCCATCAAATTCAAACGCTTTAGTCGCCATATCGAAGAATGTGAAAGCAGTTACCCCCTCGGAAGTAGAGAGAACAGTTTTCTCTACAGTAACCGAATTGAGGACTTCACCAGTTTGGACAGAAACTAGGCGAAGACTAACTGTAACTTGGTCTTGTGTATATTGCTGGTATGGACCGACGCCAAGGAATCTAGCACCAGTACCACCAGTTTTAATATTCGAGTTATAATCAATGATACCACCTTCTATGATGATACCTGCAACCTTTAGCGGTGGAAGAGGTTCAGCACCTTCTCCAGAAATCTGTTCGCGCATCTGGCGAACAAGTTGACGTTCTTTAATCAGCGAATCGATACCAACACGCTCAACAGGAATAAACCACTTACCATTACCTGTGTCTTGTAGAGTCTTAATCAGATATGCGTCTGCACCCTGAGTTACCGCAGTCGAGAAACTTGCAAGAGTTGAAGATGGTTTACGTTGACCAGTTCTATCGGTGAACGAATATAATGCGATAGGAATTGGTTGTCCGTCTAACTCAGGAAGATCCTTGAACAACTTTGGATTAGCAAAACGTTTGACTTCTGCGTCATCTCTGAACAGATATGATTGGTTGGCAGTAGGATGAAGTGCACCAACACAACCAGAAAGGACGAGCAAAAGCGGAAGGAGAATTAACTTTTTCATAACGTCTCCTTAGAATGCGAATGTAGCAATAGGAACGACAACAACCGTAGTGTTACCATTCTTATCAACAACTGTCAGTCTAACTTCGGTTCCAGTCTTGACGTAACTTACGGAGTTACCGTCGAGGTTGAATGTCCCTGCACTGGCATTTCCACCTTCTGCGAACAGATTGTTCGAAAGTTGCGTAGCAAGTTGGGCATATACCTGAGAGGTAAACAGCGCCATGAATTTAGCGAGTGGCGTATTAGATGCCTCTGCTCTTGCTAGTGCTGCCTTTGCTGCCTCAGCATCTTTAATTGCCTGTTCACGCGAACGCTCTTGCGAGTCGATTGATTGCACGTGTGAAGACCACCCATAACCAGTAAAGGAAGGTGATTTAAATTGTTGGACAATAGGATCTGCGTATACTGGACTACTTAGACTTAGTAGTGCCAGGAGCATCGTCGCTCGTTTTAGCATCTTTCTCTTCCTTTTTGTTTTTGTTGTCAGAAGAAAAATTTAAATCAAAGGAAAATACTTTAAGGATCTCAATCTTTAGATTTAGTGTCATTACTGTGATCCTCTTTTATTTGCAAAACTACACTCACCTTCTGGTTTAATCTAATCAAATCGTTGTCGAGCATACGAACACGATCAATCAACGCAATCAAAATTACGTTTGTCTCACCAATCAACGGCATCAATTTATCAGTTACGAACTTATAAATGAACCAAACAAAATATCCCATACCGACAGATGCGACGATTGGGAATCCATATTGTTTAACTAGTTCTGCTACAATTGATGGATCCATTAATCTTTCCGAGCATCGTTCTTCCCGTCTGCTCGTGCGATTCTGTCTAGATCTGGTTTAAGACCCAAGGCGGAACTAACAACTGCATCAACGCGAATAATATCATGGTTCATTGTCTTGACTCGGTTGTCGAGTCCCATAATAATACCCTGCATTCCCTTGAGTGCTTTAACAACGCTCTCGAGAATGTAGTTGATAACAAAATATACGAAGACACCCGCAAGTAAAGCACCTGCGATTGGGAACCCCACATCTCCGATCAATTTAAATATAGCATCGTATGTCATACGATTATTTATAAGAAGTTATCTTATAATGTCAATTTTTCCAATTGAGTCAGCATTCCAAACCTCTAAGTCGCGTCGTAAACGACCTTCTGCAACCAGATTATCATATCTAGACGTTGCCTTACGCTTCCACCACGAAATAATATTATCCATATAATGTTTATCAAAGTTTTGTCCAGGAATTAACTTATCCTGCTTACCGAGAATAACTTCTTTGGAATTTTCATACCCGTATGTTGAAATATAGAAACGTTTCTTGGTAGTAATGTCTTTATTTAGTTTGAGAGCATCGCAGAATACAGAATAGTATTCGGAGTCATGTTCTTTCAGGGATTTACTGATGATGCTATTCATCTTATTCTGCATCTTCATCTTATATGATGCTACACCGTCGCGACCAAACAATGGCGCTCCACCGTTTTTCTCGTAGAACCATTCCATGGTCTCATCCCAGAAATCGTCTGAGAAAGAGAGAACAAAATTACTAAGAGTGTCGCCTGTATAACGAATGAACGGTTTTAGTCCATCATACTGAGATGCTTGCTTGATGCTGCCATATAATGAAGTGGTTTCAAATAGACAAGTGTCCATGTTATACTTCTTGTTAAACATCTCGCGAAACTCGTGCGAGGTGCAAAGAAGTGCAAGAAGTTTACCACCCAGATAATTAAATCCGAACGGTTGAGCAGGAACAATGATGAAACCCATCACCGCATGCTTGTTGAACGATTTTAGATCGGGAACTTGCCCGAACCATTCATTGCGTGGACGTGAATTGATAAAGGGACTGGCGACGCGACAGAATCCTACGTGCTTACCCGTATTCTTTTCTCTTACGATAAACTTGATTTCCTTCCCGAACGAATTTTCATTACAAAAGGAAGAAGTGATTTCTACCATTGTCGAGAATTCGCTCGGGGAAGGTTCATAGATCTCAAGATCCATGTCTTCAGGGTGCATATTAAAGTCGGAGAACAAATTGTTCTCGGGTTCAAACCCTGGAAGAGAGTGTGGAAGGGTTTTTAACCGCTCCAGTTTTTTCATGCGCATGTGGTCGTCAATACGACCATAATTTGACATGTAGTCAACGAATCGTTTTGCGATGTATTCTGCGTCGTGTTTTTCTAATATCATTTAACCAGTATAAAGCATTTTTTTGATAAAGTCAATGATTTTTTGCTGATCATCAAAAGATTCATTAAGAAACTCGGTCATTTCCATCTGAAGAACGAAGTTGGAACGAATGTTATTGATTTTACTTTCGCGACCCTTCAACCAAGTCTCGTCTTGGTTACTACCACGTTCTGCGTAGCGAACATTTCGAGTTTCCTTCGTGGTTTGTAGATAAACGATACTGGTGTCATACTTATCGACACATTCCTCTAGGAATGAACCTGTGCAAAGACGATCGCCCTCGAAAAGAACAATATCTGTAGCAGCGCGAGATGCAAGAAACTTCACTGCCTCAGGTTGAACTGCCATCGACATCTTGTCAGTGCCACCGAAGACTTCACCTTCTTCATACTTACCTAGAACGTAAATGTTGTCCTTGTT